GCAAGGCAAGGCAATAGGCAAGGCAAGGCAGTAGGCAAGTCAAGGCAAGGCAGTAGGCAAGGCAGTAGGCAAGGCAAGGCAGTAGGCAAGGCAGTAGGCAAGGCAGTAGGCAAGGCAGGGGAAAACCTAATTATTTAATCAATTCAAATAGTTAAAAATAGTTAAAACTGGTAATAATTACTATTAGCAGGGGGGGCCGTCATAAATTCACAAGGTATACATGGGGCTTAGTACTATGAACCCATTATAACTTCACCCAAACCATAAATTAATAACTTATGCCATCATTTAAAACATCACTTATGCCTAAAACATCACTTAAATCATCATTATAATCAATAAAAGAACCATCAAACCATCACAATTCCATTAAACAATTATGTTTACTATGTCTATTTTACAAGAACTGGATTATTCTATTACTATAATGGCTATTCTAAATTTTTTTTTCAAATTTTTATGAAAATATAGATACTTGACAGTTAGTTTTATTGTATGATAGAAGTTTATTAGATTGAGGATTATATGGGCAGATATGGACCTAAAAAACAAAGGATTCAACCCGGCAGTAAATTTGCCAGGGCTTTAGATGACCCTAATGACCCAATAATTGGTAGTTTTAAGCAATCGGTTATTGCTAGAGAGTTGAATACCTATAAAGGGGCGGTTTCCAGTGCTGCTAAATCTTTAGGTATATCCAAAGCTACTTTAGAGAAGTATATTATGAAGTCTAAAGTACTTAAGGATATTGTTTGTGAGATTGTTGAGACTGAAATTGATGTAGTTGAGTCTGAACTTATGAAGCAAGTAGCTAAAGGTAATATGACGGCTATATTGTTCTACCTGAAATGTAAAGGCCGTGATAGGGGCTGGATTGAAAAGAACGATCTTTCTATTGATGTTAAGCCTATTACGTTTAAATACTCGTTGGCTAAAGGGGGACTGAATGCCGCCAAAAGGTTGGCAAAAGAAACCACGCAGTAATAATCCTGGGATTGCTGTTACTGATGTATTCATGCAGAATAAAGAGTGTAAAGTACCTATTGTTGTTAACCGTGGGGGTGCCAGGTCTAGCAAAAGTTACAGTATTATCCAGTTGTTAACTGAAAGGTTCTTTTCCTTGCCAGGACGTAAGATACTCATGCTGAGAAAGACTCTACCTGCCTTGAGAAAGAGTACTTATCGGGACTTTAAAGAGTACTTAGAAAAATTAGGGTTGCATGATAGAGTCAAAGAATCTAAGATGGAATTGTGTTTTAATTATGGACGTTCTTTAATCCAGTTTGGTTGTCTTGACGACCCAACAAAGATCAAAAGTAGTGGCTGGCACGATATCTTTATGGAGGAGGGGACTGAGTTTACTTATGAGGATTTTATTGTTTTAAGAACTAGACTTTCTGAGCCGCCGCATAAAGCTGCCAGGGGTTTTGTGCCTAATCAATTGTTTATTGCTTTTAATCCTGAGGATGAGAATCACTGGCTTAAAGAAAGATTGATTGAAAAATATGACAGTACTGAACTTAAAGAGATTGTTTCTAACTATAAAGACAATCCTTTTCTTTCTCCTGACTATATTAAAATCCTGACTGACCTGGAGAAAGACAATCCTAATTACTTTCGTATCTATGGTTTAGGAGAGTGGGGGAAATTGGACCATGTGATTTATTCCAATTGGGATGTTATTGACAGGTTTCCTTTGGGTTGTGAGGAAATTATCTATGGACTGGATTTTGGTTTTAACAATCCCAGTGCTTTGATTAAAATTGGGATTAGAGATAATGAACTTTATGAGGAGGAGAAAATCTATCAGTCCGGTTTGACCAATTCTGATTTGATTGTAGCTATGAATGATGTTATTCCTGGTGAACATAAAAGAAATTCCTTTGTATTTTGTGATTCTGCTGAACCTGACCGGATTTCTGAAATAAGTGATGCTGGTTTTAATGTAGTACCTGCTGATAAATCGGTAAAAGATGGTATTGATATGGTAAAACGCTTTAAAACTCATATTGTTAGAGATTCCAGTAACTTACTTAAAGAAAAAAGGTCTTATTCCTGGAAAGTGGACCGGAAAACTGAAAAGATATTAGATGACCCTATTAAATACAATAACCATGCTGTTGATGCTGAAAGATATGCCATTCATACTTTTTTTAAGGAATATGGCGTTGGTCCTATGGTGAGGTTTTTATGATTAATCACAAAATAAGAAAAAATCCTGATTATGCTGCTATGGAAATCTGGAAACGATTATCTGAATTAGAAAAGACTATAGTTTTAGATAAATTTCCCAATGCTGATAGTATTGCCGATTCCAGAGTAAAAGATTTTTTAGTTTCCAATTACAAGAACAAGCTTATTGAGATTGTTGTTAAATAGGGGGGTTTGTGGATATATTATTGGGTACTTTGGCTTACTGTATTAAATTTGGCTTTACTGTTTTTGTTTTGGTTTATGGGTTGAAATATTTGGCTAATTTTGTATTTAACTTTCTAACCGAAGAATTAGGGAAAAAACCTGAATGAACAGATTAGAAAAGTTTAGAAATTCCTTTCCTGTAGTCAAAAATGTGATTGATTCTGTTTTTCTCAAAAATATGCAATTTGAAGATATGTCCGGGGTTATGGAGGACCCCTATGAGAAATCAGATTTGGTTTATGTTTGCATTTCCACTACAGCAAAAGCTATAGCCCAAGTACCCTTAATTATTGTACAAAAAAGTAGTAAAGGTTGGGTGGCAGTATCCGAAACAGACTCAGATCAACTCCTGCTTAACAATCCTAATCCCCTAATGCCTACCACTTTTGAGTTTGTAAACGCTTTGGTAAGTCACTTGCTGCTATCAGGTCATGTTTGGATGCTGCCTTTCCCTCCAGGTTCCCCTAAGTTTTCCAGTCTTTGGCTTATTAGAAAAGATAATATGGAAAAGGTTGTAAATGGAAAAACGGGACAATTGGAATATTGGAATTATAAGCCCAATAAAAATAATGCAATAATTCTTATGCCTGATGAAGTATCATCGGTTAAATTTTTTAATCCTAAAGATGATATTATGGGCATGGCCCCTATGATAGCTGGTCGTATTCCTATTCGTACTGATTATAAAACCTCAAGTTACAATGAGAAATTCTTTGATGAGGGTGCTGTCCCTGGTGGTATTATTTCTACTGATTTGAAATTGAATGAGACCACCTTTGACCGAATTAAGAAACAGTTTGAGGATAAACATTCCGGTTATAGAAAAGCCCACCGTTTGGCTGTGTTGGATAGTGGTTTGAAATATACTCAAATGGGCCTTTCTCATAAAGATATGGAATTCCAAGAATTACGCCGCATGAATAGAGAAAGTATCATGCAAGTTTTTGGAATGAAAAAGATCATTATATCAGTAACTGATAATCTTAATTATGCTATTGCTAAAGTAGAAAGAAAAGAATGGTGGCAGGGTACTAACTTGCCTTTAATGAATATGATTGCTGAGGGTTTAACTAGTTTATTTTATTCTGTTAAAAACAATCGAAAAATTATATTTGATACATCAAATGTTGAGGCTTTGCATGAGGACTATAAAAATAAGGTAGATACAGCAGAGAAATTATTTAAAATAGGATTTTCTCCTAATGAAATTAATGAAAGATTGGAATTAGGTTTTAATTATAAAGTATGGCGGGATTACTGGTATGTGCCCAGCAATGTAGTTAGAGTTAATGAGGATGGGTCATTAGATACTACAGGAATTAACCCTGCTTTACCTGGACCTGAGGAAACTCCTAAACCTTTGGCTTTACCTGAACCTGAAAAACCAAAAGAAGACGAAGAAACAGAAGAAGATGCTTTTTTTACTTTAACTACTAAATCTGAGGGGTTTACCCCTGATGAAGAGATTCTTTTTGGTTTAGAATGGAAAAAATTGGCAGCTAGTTCTCAAGCTATAGAATGGGAATTTGAATCTAAAATCAGGAAAATATTTTTTGAAATACGAAAGAAAGCCCTAAAGTTATTGTTCCAAAAAAGTATCCAGATGGTTGAATTGGAGGAGTTTCTTGATGAAAAGAAAGCCCTAACTATTCAAACAGTTTCTATTTATGAAACGGCTGTCAGATTAGGTGCTATGTCTATTATCAATGGGTATAATACTGGAGTTTCTTTTAATGTAAATGACCCACAGATTATAGAGTTTTTGACCAGTAAACCTATTAAAGTAGGAAGAGTGATTAATACTATAAAAGAACAGATAAGACAAGCCCTTATTGATGGGGTTTCTGCTAATGAATCTATAGAACAAATTGCTACTAGAATTAAAAAAGTTATGAGTAATGGACATAACAGGGCTATGACTATTGCTGCTACTGAGGTAAATTCGGCTGTTAATTTTGGGAGGTCTGTTGAAATTAGAGATGCTGGTTATTTAAAGAAGAAATGGTATACTGCTTTAGATGAAAGAGTTAGGGTTAGTCACAAAATGATGCATGGTAAAGTTGTTGCTGTAGATCAGCCTTGGATTGTGGATGGTGCTAGTTTACGGTTTCCTGGAGATCCTAGTGGACCTGCAAGAACTATTGTAAATTGCCGTTGTATAGAATTACCAGTTAAAGATTAAATTCAGGAGGTTATATTATGGCTTATGTAATAAAAGATGAAAGTGGTCAGCCCTTAAAACATGATGGCAATGAGATTTTTGCCACTGATGTTATAGGTGCTGTTAAATCTATCAACAAGGATGAGAGAACTCTTGTTATTGTTGGTAGTGATGAGACTAAAGACCGTGATGGGGATATTATTATGGTTAGTGGTTGGGATATGAAAAACTTTCTAAAGAATCCTGTTTTTCTGTATGCCCATAACCATGCTGGTGTCCCAATTGGTAGTGCAACTAAAGTAGTTCGTAGGAAAGACCCTGCTAGATTGGAATTTCACGAGAAATTCCCTAGTGAGGGTATTTATCCTTTTGCTGATATGATTTTGGCTTTGTTTCAGGAAAAGGTTTTGAATGCTTCGTCTGTAGGGTTTGTACCTAAAAAATGGGAAGAGTTAGAAAAAGATGATAATAGTCCTAGTGGATTTTGGCCTGGACGTAGATTTACTAATCAGGAGTTACTTGAATTATCTGCTTGTGCTGTACCAAGTAATCCGTCTGCTTTGCAGGTAAATTCTCTGGTTAAAAGTATTATGTCCAAATCTATGAACGAAATTAAGGAAATGATGGAACCCAAAGACAGAGATTTGATTATGGAACAGCTTTATGTTAAGGAAATTGAATTTGAGGATGAAAATAAATCTTTAATGGTGCAGGTGCCTGTGCAGATAACTGAAGAGGCTGCTACTGAAGAATTTGTTACTGTTAAGGGTGAATTTGAAAATAAATCTATAGAGGAGAAAGATGATATGGAAACTAAAGAATTGCTGGAAAAGATTTCTGAAAAGAT